GATTATTTCAGTGAACATAATCAATACTAAGTTCATCAGAAATAATATTAAAATAGCTGATGGAGAAAATGAAAACTCAAGTTCAGAACCTAAGAGACAGACATTATAGAGTCTCTATGAAATACTTTGAACTAAAGCATAAGTTAGAAAAGGCAAAAAGACTTAAAGATGCTTTGGAAACAAAAGTGGTTTTGAAATTTGAAGAATTACTAGCTTAGGTTAGTAACACAACTATAAACTGTAAAGGAAGGTATGCACGATCTCGCTCTAAAAAACCCTGACCAAATAAAACAAGAACTAGATTCTATCTCAGAACAAATGTCAGAAGCATTATATACTTTTAGACGTTGCGAAGAATTTAAGAAAATAACATTCAGTCAAATAACTTTAACTAAGAAATTAGAAAAGAATTGTTCGGTAGCCGAAGCTGAGAAGTGGGCTTATTCTGATAAAGATTACGCAACAATAATAGAAGGTTTATTAGTTGCAGAAAAAAACTATTCTATTCTAAAAGGTAAGTATGCTAACTTACAAAGCTGGGTTGATCTTTATAGATCATGGCTTGTAACTCAAAGAGATTTGAGTAGATGAAAATAATCCAACCAAAAGGAACATTAAATGAATTGGGATATAAAGAACGAGTTGAAAACTACATTGACTATGCCGAACAAAGATTTGAAGAGTATTGTAAAACTAAATCTTTTCATTATAAAAAGCTTCTTTTTAATGATGATGCTGATTTTGGTAATTCCCCTATCCCTTATTTTCATAAACTTGGGATTCTTAGTGCTTTACCTGATTACTTTGTTTACTCCAAAGAAACCGAACAACGTAAAAGCCAGTTCTTCGTGGAAGTCAAAGCTTCCAACAAACTTAAACTAAAAGATTTAAAGAAGTATATTACATTCGCACAAATGTTCTGCGATAGTAGATACACTCAATATACAATATGCTTTGCTTTTAAAGATGGTTTAAAGTTTAAATCAGTAGATCAAATATTAAAGTTGTTACCACAATCAAAGATTCAAACTTGGAATGATGGTATTGAATATTATCTACTGCCGATTTAGTGAATAGTATTTGAAATATCTTCATAATAATCATACCAGTTACACTCCTCTAAATCCCACTCAACAGAAGTAATCCTAAGTTTTTTAACTTGTTTTAATGAAGCTAAAAATGAATTTGAATTTGCAAAGTTTTGGCTATCAAAAAATCTGACGTGAGCAACATCTTCTTTAATGTTTTCATCATTCACCTTTACAAAATTAATTGCATAGGTAACTAGATAAAAGTTCATTTTGATTTAATCTCTTTGATTCTCTTAACTCCATGCTTATCAGTTTCTATAATGGCTTCAACTTCTTTACATGACCATTTAGTAACATCATTAGTTCCATCACGTTCAACTTTGCGTTTTTGTTCTAAGCAATCTGCTACATTTAATTTTGGAGAATAACCTTCTAGTTTGTCATTCATATACATCAGTAAAGCAAATACTACTTCAAACATTATTTACCTCTTAATGAATCTAATTCTTTTTCTAGCTTATCTATTTTCTTTTCTAACTGACTAATGATTACTTTAGTGTGTACGTTTTCTTCAAGTTGTTTTGAGTGCTTGTCTATTGATTTAGCTTGGTACTCAATCAACATATACATCTCTTGGTTCTTAGGAGTTTGTTCTGCTTTTTTAAGTAAGTCTTGCGACATTAACTTTTCATTAGTTTCAAGTCTATTAAGTCTTTCAACGATTCCAAAGTAAGTCCAAACAGCTACAACGATAGCAGATACAATAGCTACAATATTTTTAATTGGTAAAGATACTTGCGTTTGATCGCTTAACTTTAGACTATCCATTTTCTTGGTTCTTGTTTACTGGTCTTGTAGCTAAACTTCTTGCAATAGACTCTCCTGATCTTCCAATGGTATAGCCACCCAAACCTACTGTAAGTAATGTCCAAACATCAGAAGGAAGTTCTACTTGTGTTTTAACTTTGATTATAAGAAATAAAATTGGACTAAGAATATAATTCCAAGCTACAATTAAAATAAGTAAGTACATAAGAGTTGGTCTCCAACCAGAAACATACCAATTACTTTTTGCTTCTGCTTCAATAATTTTTGCAGATGCTTTCATTTCTTCTGTGCCTGATTGCATCAATTGCATATTCATTTCAGCTTTTAATTTTTCAGCTAAATCTTTATCAGGAATAGCTTTATCAACTGTTTTAAATATTGTGTTTAGTAGTGGTGCGAAAGCACTTAAAGCTGGTAGCATATTAATCTATTGCACAAATGTTTATCTGACCAGAACCATCACCAGATTTTATGAAAGCTATTTTTTCTCCTGACTTAAATGAAAAGAAATTAACAGAATCTTGAGTTACCATAACATCTTCTTCTGTGGCAGTAGGATTAGCACCAAACCTAATATGTGCATGAGTTCCTGACACAACTATTCTAACAATTCCTGACCCAGTTATTACTGCTGATGATTGTGCTGACGAAGCACCAATAGTATGTGTTTCTGAAAAATAATCTGGGTCTATTGTAGTTACTATATAATTTGACATATCTTATCTTAAACTCCTTAAATTTGCCTATTTAAACCGACAAATTACCCTTTTTTTTTGATATTATAGGTTTAGTTGTCGTGTATCGTAATTTTAAAGCCACTATGCCTTAAAATAGGTTTAAATGATATTATCTACTTTTGGTTGTATCTATAAGTAGTTCTATGTAGTGTTTAGCTTTTTCTAAGTCTGAAACTCCACCCTTCTCTTTAAATCTTAAAATATACTTTATGATATTTCCTTCTACAAATCCAATATTATTTTTAATGATAAATTCTACTGGTTGGATTTTATATTTCTTGTAATGGCTTCCACCAACTTGTTTTTTAAATGACTTCATACACAACCCTACCATTTCCTTTAAATGCTCTAAGATACATTTTACGATTACCTGATGGTTTATAAGAACAATGTACCCAACCAGAATTAGGTTCTTCTGGTTTCCAAAATTCCAAAATACATTGGTCATAGTCTAGGTGATTTACTATCCAGTCAGAAACTTCCTTATTTGGTATTCCTAAAATTTCAAAATCTACTGCTTGTCCAAATGTATGTTGTGATGTTACAGAACTTCCTATGGCTTTGCATAACTCAGGAGAACGATAGCCAGAAGTAATTGTAATTGGTTTGTTAAAATAGTTTCTTACAGGTTCTAAAATAAACTGGCATACATTTTGTAGATTAACTAGAACTTCATCAGTTGGAGTATTGTCTATCTGTAATCTGATTGCAGTATCAGAATAGATAAATTCTCTTAGAGAAAAATTTAAACTAACTTGCCTATCCATTTGCCATCTCTATTTAAAACACAAGGTGCTAATTTTGGTTGTGAGTCTATTATTAAACCAGTTCCAATTATAAATCTAGTTTTAAAATTCTTAGCATATTCAAAAGCTAAAGACTTTTGATCTATTAAACAACCTACTTGCATACCCCAAAAAAGATTATCAGGGTTCGCCCAGTATTCTATTTTAAACTTAGTATGAAAATGTCCCTGCACACAATTCATTCCATTTGTTTGTGATACTTTTAAAACGTCAGCAGAACGACCATGAGTGAATAAGCATCTTTGTTTATTTGGTAAAGTAATAGTCAAGTCATCTGCCCACTTCCATTTCTTAGTTCCTAAGAACTCGCCATACTCTTTTAGATATGCTCTTGGCATACCATGTTTTAATGCACGTCTATAAACCATTGATGAATGGTTAGAATCTATTTCTATAAGTTCAGGAAATATTGATTCAAGTTCTTTTACATAATCTTTTGCTTTAACAAGTTCATGTCCAGCAGAAAACAAATCAGGGTTTGAATCGTGGAAACTAAGTGCGTGATGATCTAGTAAATCACCAATAGACATTACGAATGTAGGTTTGTATTCCTTCTTTAATGCTTTTAGAAAATCAAAAGAATCTTGCCTATGATAAGGCAAATGTAAATCTGATATAACCAGAATCCTTCTTGTGTCCATAACTAACTACTAGTTGTATTCGTTTTACTTGGCAAGGAATAAAGTTAATAGTGCCATACTTAAAGTTCCAAGAGCAATAAAGATAGACCAGAATAGTTTTTCTAATCTTTTTTCCAGCTTATAAACTGAAGTACCTAGTATTTTAATTTCTCTACGGATTCCTGTTATATGTCCCTTTAGACTGATTAATTCTTCGTTGTGAGTTCTTGCCATTGTCGTTTAAGCATTTGCAAGACTTTAGCAAGACACACCCACCAATCCAAAGTTTGTAAATGCAATTAATATTATGCAGTGTGTTTATCAAACTATTGTGTTTTAATAAAGTTATTTTTTGTAGAACTGTTCTACGTTCTTAGCATAGTCTTTCCAAAATGTTTTAGCATCTTCAAAAGCATCTGCGTAGAATTTAGTCCAATAGTTCTTAAAGTCTGAATAGTTTAACATTGTTATCTCCGTTAGTTATTACCAACATATAATGTTGCAAACCACGAAGTTCAAGACTACTTGATGTTTAAATGTATCTTAATTGACTCTATAAAGTCGTTAATTGCTAGTTCGTATTTCCAACCAAGAAACACTCCAATTATTAAACCTATTATTAATGTAATCATTTAACCTTATTAAAGTATTCTAAACATTCTGCAATAGTTTGTTGTCTAATGTATTCGTCTCTTATTTCTTGTGATGTTGGTTGTGGGTATATGCTTTCCCATCTATCTATAATAAACTCACCAGCAGAAGTTAAGTCGTAACTAGCTTCAGGTGCTAAAGATTTCATTACTGTATTAATACCCCAAGCAAAACCATTCTCATTAGTATATGCTTTAATAGTTTCTTCTATTGATAGTTTAGGCATTACTTAAATTGTTTTCCTGTTACCCAAGTTACTAATGAATTTCTTTCACCTTTAGTTACTGGCATAACTTCGTGCAGTACATAAGATGGAAATATAATTAATGTTCCTTGTGTTTTATCCATAACAGTTTCTTCTTCTCCATCATAAAGTTTTAGTTCTCCACCTTCATATTCATCAGGATTTGTTAGTTGAATAGATATAGATAATTTTCTAACTGGTATGTTCATTCCTCTATCAATGTGCTTACCATATTTACCAGATGGTGCTTCATAGTTAGTAAATTGAAATCCTTCATTTAATCCAAACAAGTCAAACTTAAAAAATCTTTCATTCAGATTTAATGTGATGTCAGTTACTCTACGAAATACCCAATCCATATTATCAGCAGGATATAACCAAGAAATTTTAGAATCTCTTACGTCTGATTCTCCAATAGTTTTTCCTTTAATTAAACCTTTGTCTTTTGCTAAATTGATGATTGTTTGACATTCTTCTTTTGAAAATGCGTTATTCCAAAATGCGTAAAGATTAATTTGATCTAGTTCAAAACTCCAAGATGAATTTTCAAATTTAGGTAATTGAAGTTTTATAACTTCTGACATATATCCTTCCTTTTTTTTTAAACTACTCTATACTTTTTATTTGCCAATTTACAATAGATTCGTTCCAAATATATTCATTTTCATCTTCTGGCATAGTAACTGGTGCATTCCAAAGACAAGTATCTTCGTTTAATATCCAAGAATTAAAAGGTTTTTTTGGTATAAAAGCATCTCTATCTTCATCATAAGTATAACCTATTCCTGCATGGTTTTTTCTAAAAGGTGTTCCATTATTATTATGAACTCCACCAAGAGTATTGTAAGATGTTTGTTTCCATACTGGATAGCCAGTTAATTTAGTTAAAAAATCAACTCCAATAGATTCTTGTTCAATTCCATTTGAATCTTTTAATACTTCATTATTAACTGAAAGCACTTCTATTACTTTTGAATTTAATCCTATTTTTGCGAATGATGCCATTATGCTGTGTAACTCCCTGAACCATTAAATTGTAAAATTGTATTTGCACCATATGTTGTAACTGTTGGTGAACCTGTTGATGTTCCTGAATATGAAGCAGTTGGTAAAAGTAATATAACAACTCCTTTTCCTCCATTACCAACTACACCTCTTGCACCTCCTCCACCACCACCTGTATTTGCTGTTCCATTCGTTCCATTTCCACTATAAACTCCACCAGTTCCTCCTCCACCAGTTCCACCAGTCCCAGCAGTTGTATCTCCTCTACCTCCTCCTCCTCCAGCATAAGTTACTGAAGAACCAGTTATTGAAGAAGCTGTACCATTTCCTCCATTACCACCTGTTGCACCACTACCATTAGTTCCTACTGCACTAGCACCTCCTCCACCTGCCCCTGCGTGAAACGGAGAAGCACCACCTGTACCTCCATTATTACCTTGACTTGGTGATGTGCTTGGAGTGTTTCCTGAACCCCCTGCCATTCCGTTTGAACCTCCTCCACCACTTCCACCATTTGACCCAACACGATTTTCTGTAGCACTATGTCCACCACCACCTCCTCCTCCAGCCGAAGTTATAGTTGTTAATCCTGAACCTGATATTGAAGAATTTGAACCATTTGTTCCAGTATCAACAGTACCACCTGCACCACCATCTCCTACTGTTACTGTAATTACTGTTCCTGCTGGAATACTAGATTGAGTTGATGTTCTATAACCACCTGCACCACCACCACCTGCACCTCTAGTTGCTGGAGCATAATTATCAACTCCACCGCCTCCTCCACCAGCTACTACTAAAAAATCTATTGAGTATGGTGCAATATAAAATGGATTTGTACTTTCCAAATAACCTGAAGTTAAAGACCAACCTTGTGTTGAATCAATATAAGTAAAAGTTAATGCTAAACGATTAGTATTAAATATTCTATTTCCTAAACCTGTTTGTATTTTTAATCCATTAGGATTAACTGTTAAATTATTTGTAGCAAAAGTTCCTGCGTAATCTACTATTTGAATATAATCACCAGCAGTTGCACTTGCAGGTAAAGTTACTGTAAATGCAGATGAAGTCGTGTTACAAGGATAACCTTTTCCAGATACAGCAGTAAAACCAGTTGTCTGAACTGATTGCCAATCTGTTCCAGAAGAAATTGTTGTAAATGAAAGAACTCCTGAACCATTAGTAATTAATGCTTGTCCATTAGTTCCATCAGTTGCAGGTAATGTAAAAGTTAAATCAGCACTAACACTAGCTGGTGCTTTTAATGCTACATAATTAGTTCCATTAGCTGTTGTTTCACGAAAGCGAATTTCTTTTTGATTGTCTATAATTAAATTTACTGTTGTTGTATTTGCTGAATCTGAAAGTGTTAAAACTGTTCCTGTTGCAGTAGTAGATAGTCCAGTAATTGATACTGTTGAATCTAACCAGTTTACTGTGTTAGCTGAATGGTCAATAGTTGCTAAAGATATATCATCAGCACCATCATAATATTTTAAAGT